TGCGGCGTCTATAACGGCGGCGGTGCAGCGGTCATGGCGCGCGAGTTAGGACCGCGCCCGGTGTGGTTATTTGACAGTTTCGAAGGTCTACCCAAACCTGAAGAGATTGACGGCGGGCGGGCCACGATGAAATACAACCACAAAGTTGAGGCTAAGGTTAAATGGCAGGCAGGCGATCCCGTCAAGGTACAAGCCGCTTTCCGCGCGCTAAATCGTTGGGACTCAGACGTGCATATCGTCAAGGGTTGGTTTGAGGACACGTTACCGGGCACTGATACGGGGCCAATTGCGGCGCTGCATTTAGATGCAGATTGGTATGCGTCAACCTGTATCGCGCTGGAAACCTTGTATGACCGCGTAGTACCGGGCGGATTGATCCTGGTTGACGATTACGGCGCGTGGGTGGGGTGCCGAACCGCCGTGCAAGAGTTTTGGCAAAGACGGCATATTGCACCCGCTTTCACAATGCTTGATGAAACGGCGGGATATTGGGTCAAGGATGGCAAGATGCACCTACGCGGATCAATGGACGGCATTTTAGACCAACTCGCACGGCAGTACTCAGATATACCTGCCGTACTAACCCGGTCCAATGCGGCCATTTCGGTGCGTAAAACCAAGCGCGAGATTGCGCCCTATCAGGCAGCGGTGCTGTATGCTATCACGCGCCAGTTTGACTATCCCGGCTCGTCCATCTTGGAGATTGGCACAGCGTTGGGCTTTTCGGCTTCAGTCATGGCTCAGGCTGCGCCGCGCGCTCATATTACCACGCTTAACCCGCGTGTTGACGAAGCGGATCGGGCGCGACTTAATCTCGCAACGTTTCCCAATGTCAAGGTAGTCGCGGTGGCATCATGGGACTATCTGAAGCACTACAAGTTACCCTTGTTCGACATAGTGTTTGTTGACGGCGATCACGCGCAAGTGCGGCGGGATATGCCCTGGTTTGACTTGATTCGCCCCGGCGGTTTAATGATCTTTCACGATTACAGCCCGGCAGGAACCTATCGCGCGTGCCCGCCCGTATTTGATTGTTTGAACGAATTCGCTGCGCACCTGGGGCGCGACTTTGATGTACTCGTGGTGGATGATGGCGGGGTCGGTTTGGCGGGCTGGTATAAACGAGAGGGTGAAAGCTGGTCATGACCGATTATATCACGCTGGCAAACCTGAAATCTCGCATTCAAAAGACGGACGTTACGGATGATACTATTCTGACCGCGATTATCACAAGTGCCAGCCTTGCGGTGGATCGGTTTTGCAATCGCCCGGATGGGTTTGTTGCGCTGACCAACGCCACCGCGCGCACCTTCGCGGGAAGCGGGAGCGCGGTACAGCGGATAGATGAATGTACGGCGATTACGTTAGTCGAAGTCAAGGACAGCGCGACGGATACAACCTACGTTTCATGGACGGCGGGAGATTGGTTGGCATTTCGCGGTGATCCTGAAAGCCCTGATTTTAACCGGACACCCTACACGCATTTGATGGTTGATCCAACCGGAGATTATGCCGTATTTTCGAGCGGGGCATATTCCGGCAAGTCGGGATTTAGACGCGACGATTTAGGCCGCCGACGCGTGCCCACCGTGCGCGTAACGGCTAAGTGGGGTTATGCGACCACCGTACCAGGGCCAATCCAAGAGGCTGCTGCTGCACTGGCAACCCGTTGGTATAAGCGCTTTCAATCGGCGTTTGCCGATACATTGGGTAACGCTGAATTAGGTACGCTGCTGTATCGGCAGACGATTGATCCCGATATTAAGATGATGCTCACGGAGGGGCGGTATATCAAGCCGTCCGTATAGAAAGAGGGTTCGTATGGGAAAAGAAACGCCCGCCAACGTGGGCTACGGGGTAAGTCCGGTGAAGACGTTTACCATTCCGGCGGGGGCAACCGGCGCGGCGGTGGAACAGATCAACTTTGGTCGTAACTATGCCTACCTCCTGGTGCTGTGTGAGGACTGCGACGGAGTAGACGCCGCCACCACTATGAGTGCTCAGATTGCGATGGAATCGGGCGGCGTGATGTGTGACCTGTACGAAAAGGACACGCCCGGTACGAAGTGGGTGAGCGGCAACATTCCGGCAACAGGCACACTGGCCTTTCTGCTGCTGCACGCTTTCGGCGCGCAGTATTTCCGCCTCATTCTAAGCAAAGTCACCACAGCGCCGGTAACATTCAAGATTTACGGACTGGCCGAAAGCATCCAGGGATGACGGATTTAAGCGCGCAAATACGCGGCTTGGTTGAGGCACAGGCCAAGATGGATCAGGTCGTGCGCGATCTGCGGGGTGAAGAAATGCAGCAGAACTATCGCGCGGCGGCCTTACTGGTCAGTAATGAGGCCAAACGGCTTGCGCCGGGAGATCGCGGCGGGTTACGCGCCAGCATTACGCCAGAGGTCAGGCAGCAGGGCGACGTCACGATGGGCGTGGTGGGAAGCAATCTAGTCTACGCGCCGTATCAAGAAACGGGAACCCGTCCGTTTTGGCCGCCGCTTTCCGCGTTGCAAGTCTGGGCACGGCGGCACGGCACGAGCGCCTATGTCGTGGCGCGGGCAATTGCACGACGGGGTATCAAGCCGAAGCGGTTTTTACAACGCGCCTTCGACCAGAGTAAATCCGAGGTAATGCGTATCCTGGAGCGGGGCGTCAAAGGGATTGTGGATAAATGACAACGATATCGTTGTACGACATTTCAGAGGCGATTGAGAACACCTTTACCGCCGCCGGGGTGTTTGCGCGCGTCCAGACGAACGAAACCATCACGGACGGGATGCAAACGGTGGTCACGCTTCAGATTTACCCAGAAGAGATCACAGGAGATACCAAAACCAGGACTGACCGCATGACGATGGGTGGAGGCGTCCGGCACACCGAAGTGATCTACCATGTGGACGTGTACGCCCTACAGCACGCCAATATCGGGCAGGATATGAAGGCGATTGCACTAGCAGCGGATAAGGTGATCGCTGTTTTGGAAGCTCAGGACGCTACCCCGCCGTTTGGGTTGGCGGGCCTGAAGTCGTTTCGATGGAACGCCCGCCGGGTGTTGTTCGAGTTGGGCGATGCACAGGTTAAGTACGCTGGTCTGCGCTTTGTGCTGACCTTTAGCATCTTCTAATTAGGAGAATAAATCATGACACAAACAACCGATGCAATTGTAGCTACCAATGCAGTCGTTTCACTAGACAACGCCGCCGGGGTCTTGACCGACATTAGCGGCAACTCAAACAAGGTCGAGTTGGGGCCAAAGAACGGCGTGGCTGAAACCCGCGTATTTGGTAATCAGTGGATGCTGCGGGGCATCGTGGGCAAAGACGTTGACATCAGTCTGGACGTGCTTTACACCTCCAACGCCGCTGAAGGCGGGCAACTGCTGGATGACTGGTTTTACGCAGGCAACGACTCGGCGCGCACGCTTCAAATTGACGTACCAGACAGCGATCCCGGCAGTTTCCGGTATTCAGGCGAAGTTATCTTGTCTGACTTTACCATGACGCTGGATGCCACCGCCGACGAGTGGGTGATGTGCTCGGCTAAACTGCTGCCGTCCGGTGCATTTACCAAAGCCACGATTGGGACGTAAATATGCCGAAGCGCAACAGTATTCGCGTACACAAATCTGACGATCTTCAGGGTGAGGATTCGTGGGTCAAGGTCAAGTCGGCAGAGTGGGGCAAATCAAAGGCGCTGCGAACTGCCATCAAAGAACTGGACGATGATGATGCGACCAAACTCACCGAACAGTTAATCTTGGAACACTTCGTCGGCTGGAACTGGGTGGACGATGACGGAAACCCGCTGCCGAGCCTGAAAGAGCACCCAGAACTGTTTGATACCTTCCTCTCGAATGATGAAGTGACCTTTCTGGCCGAAGCGGTCGGCGGCGGTAAGGAAAAAAAAGGAAACTCCTCAACCTGAGAATTCACCTTCTAACGGGGGGCGCGAACCCCCCGGAGGAGTATACCGATCTCCAGTTGTGCCGGGATGTGTACCACTGCCTGCCGTCGCAATTGGATCGTGAAGACGGGGATGTTATCGCGTTCCACTTAGCCATGATGGGCGTGGAACAAGAGGTCAGAAATCATAAGCGGGGCAGACGTACAGGCCGCGCGTCACGGATAAAGGCGACGAATGGGCGCAGTCAATACGATTGAACTGATCATCAAGGGAACCGATAACGCCACTGATATTATCAAGGGCGTAGGCGATAAACTTGAAGGATCATTTAAGGCTGTCGGTGCCAATCTAACCAAGATCGGCGCGGTCGGTGGCCTTGCCGTCGCGCCTGTTGCCGCCGTGCTCAAAAATGCGACCGATCATGCTGTTGATTTTGACACCGCGCTCACCAACGTGCAGGCCGTGTTAGGGTCTACCGAGGAAGACACCAAAGCGCTAGGTGATTCGATCCTGGCGATTGGTATGAACTCAAAAGAAGGTCCGCAAGCCGCCGCTGAAGCATTTTATGATATTGTGTCGGGCGTGTCCGATGCCAGTACGCATATGGCGATTCTGGATGCTGCGATTTCGACCAGTGAAGCCGGAGCGTCGGAACTTAAGGGCACAACGGGTGCGCTCGTGTCCATCATGAACAGCTACTCATTTGCCGCCGAGGACGCCAGTATGGTTTCGGACGTGCTGACTCGCGCGGTCGGTATGGGCGTGATGACGATGGACGAACTCGGCGCGGCGATACCGTCCGTAACCGGGTTGGCGAATTCGATGGACATTGGTTTTGACGATCTGGCGGGCAGTATGGCCTACCTGACGACTAAAGGCTTTAGCGCGGGTGAAGCGGCTACGCAACTTAAAGCCAGTATGACCTCACTGCTCAACCCGAATGACGCGCTCAAAGAAGCCTTTGCGGAGTTGGGCGTTACATCGGGTGAGGCGCTGGTGCAGCAGTACGGCATGGTTGGGGCACTACAAAAGATTGCCGGTACCAGCGCCGCAAGTAAAAATGGACTGGCTAAAACGCTGGGCAGCGTCGAGGCGCTCAATGGCGTGCTGGCGCTGACGGGTGAAGGCGCTGACGAGTTTTTGGAGAAGTTTGAAGACGGCATGGAGGGCGCAACTGACGCCGCGCAAGCCGTCCAGATGAGCGGCGCACAAGCGCAAATGGACCTGCTCAAAAGCGCGATGGATGGCCTGAAGATCACGGTAGGCACGGCGCTCATCCCGGCGATCACCAATCTGGTGAATACTGTGCGTCCAATGGTGCTACAAGTAGCGTCCTGGGCGCAGCAGCACCCGGAACTTATCAACCAGATTGCTAAAGTCGTGGCGATTGTCGGGGTACTCAGCACGGGCTTGACCGTCGTGGGTGGAATTATTTCGGCGGTAGGCGTGGTGCTGGGCGTGATACTGTCACCGATAGGGTTGATCATTGCAGCGGTTGGGGCGCTGTACCTGGCGTGGCAGGAAAACTTCTTAGGAATTCAGGAGGCTCTACAACCTGTTATTGATCTGGTCGGAACGCTGTATAACATCGTCTCTGAACACTTTGGCGCGATTATTGACTTTATCAAGGCGGGCGACCTACAAGGCGCTGTTGGCGAAATCGGCACGATGTTTAACGAGGGAGTCGATGCCGTAAAAGAAGCGCTCCCCGGCATTGTAACTGCTCTCAGCGCTTTTGGCGAACGCCTCTTGAATTGGATTATTGAAGCGGTTCCTAAAGTAGTGGAACAACTCAAACAATGGGCACAAGCCTTTATCGACTGGGTGCTACCATTCATCCCGCCTCTACTCGCCAGACTGGGGGAAATGGCGCAGAAGTTGATTGCCTGGATTGGTGAAAAACTGCCGGGGTGGGTTGAAAAACTGAGGGAATGGGCCGGGGCGTTTGTGGATTGGATTGTTGCTGTCGCGCCGCCGCTCTTGGAAAAGGCGGGAACACTCGCCGGAGATTTGCTGAAATGGATCGGTGATCAGGCTCCGATTGTACTCAATAAGCTGGGTGAATGGGTCGGGGTATTTATCGACTGGGTCATCCCTGCTGCGACCGGATTGCTTGAAAAGTTGCCAGATTTGCTCAGTGACGTGCTCAAATGGATTTTAGATCAGTTGCCAGAGCTTGAAGCTAACCTTCTGGAGTGGGGTACTGAATTTATCCAATGGGCAGGTGACGCCATACCGCCGCTGTTGGTGAAACTGGGCGAGTTGTTGGGTGAGGTCGTCCAGTGGATTATCGGGGATATGATCCCCGCTATTATCCGCGAGATACCCGGTATCGTCACGGCGTTTCTTAGTTTCGTGGAGGATATGATTACAGAGGTCGGTCCTAAGCTGTTGGAATTCTTAGAGGCTATCGGTGATTTTATCACCAACGACCTGTTGCCGGGGGTGCTTGAATTTGGGAAGAGCATCGGTAGCGGCATTATTGATGGCATCAAGCAGGGCATTGATAACCTGATACCTGACCTGGAAGAAAAGGTCGAAGGGTTACTCGGTGACATCTTGCCCGGTTGGGCAGAGGACGCGCTGGGGATTGGATCGCCGTCGCGCGTAGCGGCTACGTGGGGCGAGAGCATTCTGGCCGGACTTAGGGGCGGGTTGGTCAACACGCTGGCGCTGGCCGGACAAATGGCGGTTGTGGTATTGGTGGTTACGGGTGCCGGGGCGCTAATCAGCAATGCGGGAACCAATGCGGGAACGAACTTCATCACCAATTTAGTTAACGCGATCAATGTAAAAGCCTATACCGTTTCCGGCGCAATGGGTGTCGTGCAAACCTACGCCAGTGGAACGGCGGCGAATCTAATGAACGCGGGTACTTACGCCGGGTCGATGCTTGCAGTGGGTATTGCAACGGGTATTTATAACAACATGAGCGCGGTCGTGGCGGCTGTGTCTTACATGGGATGGACAATTCAGAGTGTGCTAAAAGCATCACTCGGTATCTACAGCCCGTCGCGCATATTTGAGGGGTTCGGTCAGAACTTGGTTGAAGGCATGGCGTCGGGGTTGGGTGACACGTCTCAGGCGACAGATGCAATGGGCGCGTTTGGCAACGACCTCGCGCAAGAACCATTCTCGCCCGCGCGCGGGGGGGATACCTACGATAACAGTACGACGACCATTATCCAGGTGCCGGTTACAGCGGAGGCTATGCGTCAATATCCTAATGCGACCACCTTTGCGGAAGAGGTGCAGCGCATTTTAAACAATCGGTTCAATCGTTTGGGTGGAGGTATAACAACCAGTGGCTAACTTAGCCCTGTCTTTTGGCGGGGTCACGATTCCGAATGTAACGCGCGTGTTCTCCAATTTTGGAGACTCTCGCACGCTGATCCTGCCCATCAGCGGGGGAGTCGGCGGCGGTTTTGATCAGTTCGGAATAGGGGAGGCGCCAACAGAAATCGGGCGTGTTGAAGTTGACTTTTTACTGAGCGCTGCCGAAGCGAGTATGCAGGCATCCATTGATGCCATTAACGCCTTGCCGCGTTTTGGTCGTTCGGTGCTATTTTTTCAACCGCAAGGCTCATTAGGGCAGCGATTTTGTTATGCACGGGTAGCGTCGATTTACATACCAGAGGACGCCAAAGACGGCATGGTCTGGATCAAATGCCGGGTCACGTTTGCCGTGTCGGAACCGCGCTGGTATCGCAACGCGACGGTATCGCCCGCTCAGGCGTGCACGGGCGTCCTGACCGAGTGGACCGTAACCTATTCCAACGGCAACGCGCGGGCGATACCGGTCTCCATTACGATTGTGCCGCCCGCTGGAAAAACAATCACCGATCCGATACTGCGACGGCGTTTAGACGGCGTGTTGATGGACGAAGTGTCCTACAGCGGCACCATCCCCGCGCTTACAACGCTGGGCATTTATGTCCAATCAATGCGCGTCACGGTCGGCGGTGTTGACGCTTACAGTGCGTTTGACTTTCTGCATCCTGATTGGTTTCGCTTGTCGCCCGGCGCGAATACGCTGCAACTGATTGCGGACAACGCCGGAGACGAGGCGACGGTCACGGTCAATTATCGAGAGACGTATCGATGAAACTTTGGGCCGACGTGTACAACTTGGATGGGTCGAAGCGCGACGAGGGGCCGCTGGTGGAAATAACCGGGGCGCAGATTGAGCGCGTGTTAGATGCACCCGGCTCTATGCGGATTACCGTACCACTGACCAGTGAACGCGCAAATGATCTGATCGCTGCCGAACGGCGGATCAAACTTTACGTCGAGCATCCCGAAAATACTCAGCGCTTTTTAGGTACGGGCCTCATTCGTAAGCCGACCAAAAATGTAAACATGCTGACCCTGGAGATCGCCGGGCCGGATCAACTGGATGAACTGCGCCAGCGTAACGTATTGGTCAATCGGGTATTTAACGGGACGGCACTCACAACCGCGCTGCAAGAGTTGATCAACCTCGTGCGCTCGACTACTGATCTATGCACAAGCGGCACGGCGGCGGCCTCAACTTCTGCCGTAAGCCACGCCGCTAGCCTTGCGTTTGATAATGACCCCTCTACGTACTGGGAATCAACCGCGCTGCCTGCTACGCTGAAATATACCTTCGGAACGGCGGTTACAGTGCGGCGGGTCACGATTCGCGCCAGCGCCAACGGCCCGGTGAACTTTACCATCGAGGGAGACGATACTGGGATGACGGTAGTATCAACGCTGGTCAATGAGGACGGATGGAACGGCGAAAAACGAACCTATGACTTTGCCGATCCGGGCTTTACCTCGATCGATTGGCAGCTTAACATCTCGGCGGCGGCGGGGACAGTCGTTCGGATTTACGAAGTCGAAATGATGGTTCAGACGGATTGGACGCTCGATACCACCGGCGTAACAGGGGATTTATACGCCGAATTTGATGGTGTGTCGGTGTTGGGTGCTATTCAGGAAATCGCCAAACAGACGGGGAATCATTTCATCCTGAGCGATGACCACGAGTTGACGTTCGGTGCGTTGGGTGACGCTGCCCCGGTACGATTGTACCAGCCGCACAGCATCATCAGCCGGGACACGTATGGCAATAACGATATTGCGTTGGTGGACGCGCCGACGATTGTGGATGACAGCGAGAGTACGATTAACTGGGTGCTGCCGTTGGGGCGGGGAGACGACCGAACTTCTCTAAAATATCTGATGCCTGATTATATAGGCGATGTGATTGCCGAGTTTGACGAAACACATTATGCGGACATATGGATCTCTTTCATAGAGGGAACTGCCTATACTCACGCCGCGCAATCGTTTCAATCAGCATCAGATAAAAAGGTAATCGCCGTATCGCTCTATATGGCTAAATACGGCCTGCCTGCGCAAACGCTATCGGTATCCCTGTTTACTGATTCTGCTGGTTCTCCCGGCGTTGGTTTTAGCGGCATTCCGGCGCGCGTGAAAGAGGCGGATATACCCTATTCGTTAGACCAGACATCACTCACGTTATCCTGGATTACCTTCTGGTTTTCAGAACCCGTATCTATCTCGGCCTCTACAACTTATTGGATTGTACTCACCGCCGATGTCATGACGGATGCCTCAAACTTTGTAGTGCTGGGATTGTCGGCTGATGGGTACGCGGGAGGAGCGCTCAAAACTCAATACGTGGGTTCTGGAGGATGGGTAGTATATGTAGGGCATGACGCTCTTTTCCAGGTCTACGGCATAGCCACCACCGAATCGCCCTACCTCCCGCACCACATGACCGGACCAGGCAGTGAAGAACTGTGGTACTTAGCCGATGACACCAGTATTGCCACCTATGGACAGATTGAGCAGACGATCCAGACCGATGTGGGCGCGCAAGGGGCCGCCGAAACCGACCTGCAAAACGCGGCCCAGATACTCTACCTGACCGCCTCGACCTACCTGGAGCGTCACGCCAATCCACAGGCGGCCTATTCGGTCACGCTGTATAAGTGTTATGCCACGCTGCTTCCCGGCATGTTGGTCTATCTGAAATACGTGGGCATGGTTACGCCGACATCCGGTACAGCGTTGACCTACATTGACATTGCCGATACGTTTTGGATTACGCGCGTGATTGAGAATTTCGACACGGCAAACTTCACCGTGAGTCTCGAATTGAGTAACGTCCCGCGCGCCTTGAATAACGTTCTGGACATTATCGCGGGCGTATCGGAAGCGGTCAGTGTTGAGGCCGTTCGGCGGGATTATTTGCCTCTTATTCGTGATGAGGTTCCTGCTACGCCCGCTACGCCGCCGACAGACAAGCGCAAACTTTACCCCAAGGCTGATGGCTGGTATGACTTGGACGATACCGGGGTAGAAAACGCGATCATCGCCGGAACCGTCGCGCAAGTACGAACGCTCTTGGGCTTGGATACGTATCTCGCCAAATACACCACGACCGCCGCACAGTCCATACCCAATAACGCCTTTACGATTATCGACTTTGACACGCTGGCTGTGGATGACGGCCCTTACGTTACGACTGGCGCGGGGTGGGTCTATACCGTTCCGGCGGATGGGCATTATCAAGTGGGGGCGATTACGCGCTGGGAGGCTTCGACGGCGTGGGCGGCTGGTGAAAGAGCCAATCTGCGCATTGCCGTGAATGGGACAGCGTCCTATTGGTATTTGGATATTAGGGCCGATGAAAGTGCGCCAAATCACAACGTAGGACTGGGCGGATCGACAATCGTCCCCAACTTATCCGCCGGGGATACGCTCTCGATTGAGATATTTCAATTATCAGGCGGCGCTCTGGCGCTGTCATCGACGGCGGGCACCAATCACGTCAGCATTCTCAAGCTGTCGGGATAACTCAACTTTAGGGGGCGCGGCGCAGTTGAACAGGTATACGATTAGGGCAAACCAATCTATAACGGAGTATGCGAAATGAAACGGATACCATTTGCTTTAATCGTTGTGGCGCTTGTTATGTCCGTCGCGCACGGGCGCGCGCAAGAAGATATGCCGACGGTCATCGGCTGGTTGTACATCCCGCTGTACAAAATGGCCGAACCGCTTTATGAATCAGAGATCGGTGTGGACGGGTTGCATATCATCCCGGCAGAAAACGCCGTGCACCTGAGGGGCACGGCATGGCTGGATACCACCTACGCCAGCATGGTTGAGGCCGGTGGGGGCATCGCAACCGACGCCGATAAGTACCCAGCGGGGCGCATTGTATTGGCTGGTCATAATCCGGGCGTATTTTCGGCACTGCCAGGGTTACAGGTAGGAGATGTCCTATATCTCGCCAAATGGCCCCTGGTGGTCCGCTTTGAAGTTGTGGGGGCATACGTGGTCGACGTGCAAGATACAAGCTGGTTATCGCCGGTCACGGATTCGCGGCTGGCACTGGTAGCCTGCATGGGGGATCAACGGCTGATTGTCGAAGCCGTGCGCGTGGACTAAAACACCCGCCGCCGCGTGCTTGGGGCCGCGCGGACAACGGGCAACCTAATCATAACATGATCGGCCCTGGTAGGGAAGTGGGGAATACAGTGGGACTAGACGAGATAAACAAACTCGGCGAATTAGGAACCGGTGCGCTGCTTGGCATTGCGCTAATCTTGGTGTTGCTTCTGGCGTGGCGCTTCTTGGGGGGGGAAAACAGCACCAAGAGACTAACCCTAATAGCGCTCACCGAGAGTGTTAAGGCGCTGACTGCTCAGAATAGCGCTATTGCATCACTTGATGACAGCGTAAACGATCTAAAAAGACAACATGAATTGTCTTACGCCGATGCTGCGCGCACGATGGCTGATGTGACCACGCGGAGAGAAGCCGATTTTGAAAAGGGTGTGAACACCCTTCGGGCAGATATTGGATTTGTACCCGACAAGGTGGGGAACATCACGGAGGTTCAGATTGACACCATACGTACTGCCTTAGCCGCGCTGTTGGCGGAACAAGAAGCCAGAGTAGGAAAGCGGATAGACGAATTAGCCGACAAATACTCAGACGCCACCCTGGATATTATCCGCGCTGAAATTGAGGCCATGTCTGAACGAATAGTCGAAAAGATTGACAACTTAACCGAAATTGTCCCAGAGAAGGTAGGCCAAGTCATATCAAAAACGCGCGAACAGGCGGCGGACGATACGCTTGCCGCCACGCGGCGCGGGTTGGTGCAGTCCGAAAAACGCGGAGTGGCCCTAGCAAACGAGAACGATGAACTCAAAAAACGCGGCACGGGGCCATTGGCCGATACCGCCAAGCCGCCCGCAGACGATGGGCACGGGTCGAAGGAGTAGCATATGGGCAGAATGAGGATGTTTCCGCTGATGGGCGTGCCGATGGGGGGCGGAGGTAATCCGATCAATACCCTTGCGCCTGCCATTGCCGCTGCTGCTGTCATTGGCACGGAACAGGCAGGCGACAACGGTACATGGGTTCCGGCGGCAGACACGTATACCTACCAGCGCCAGCGCTACGTAGCAGGCGAGTGGGTAAATATTGTGGCCGCGACAGACTTCAACTACACGCTGGTTGACGCCGACTTTGGCTATGCGCTGCGCCTCGAAGTGACCGCCACAAATGCAGCGGGCAGTACCGTCGCCTACAGCAACGCGACGAATCTGGTGATCGAAGCGCCTGCGCAATCGCTGGGTGGCGAACTCATGCTTGATGGCGATATGGAGTTAAACAACACCAACAACTGGCAGGGTTACGATGGCGGTTTGGCATCCAAGCAAACAGCCACACCACACGGGGGCGCGCGTAATCTGCGAGCTACAATTGGTGCAGGTAATAATGTTGGTGGCGCGCAACAAAACAACATCCTCACGATTGGCGGCTGGTTTGAGACGTCCGGCTGGAATCGAAGCGATGGAACGGTAGTCCCAACATTGACATCGCTGGGTGGTCCTAATGTTTTTATCACGCTGCCTATCTCGGCAAATTGGCAAAACTACCGAACGTTTTCGCGCGCCGTCGGGGATGATCTGGTGCTGCGCGGCGTCGGTGGGTCAGACGCCAATTGGCTTGAGTGGGATGATTTAAGTACAACGGCGCTAACGCTTAATGCTCAGCTTATCGCGCCATCGGCTAATATGCGCCTTGATTTTAAGTACACGCTGCCGGTATCGCCGATTGTCGGATCACAGGTCTGGATACTCCCGCGTATCTCCGATTTTGCAGGGGGCAACAACTGGCGTGGCGTTATCCAGTATACGGGGGCGCAGTGGAATATCAACCTATACACAGTAGCAGCGAATGTGGCTACCTCGCGCGTTTCAGCCGTAAATGTCGGCACGACAAACGGTATGCGAGTGAACATGAATGCTGATAGCATCAGCCTGTACATTACCGCTAATGGCACGGATTGGACGCAAATTGGCACCACAATCACGAATGACACCTATAAAACTGCTGTTGGCGTTAATGCGCTGTGGACATCAGATGTTACACCGGGTCAGCTTATATATGCGGCGGCTGTTTAGTCGCCTTACAAGGAAGGATCAATCAATGGCACAAAGTCATTTTTTCTGCATGGACTACTGGGTATTAGATGGCAGCACCTACCGCAAATCATTTGAGTTGACCGTGGCACCGGGCGAACAGGTTGACACCTCTGACTTCGCGGCGATGCCAACCACCGCCGCATTTGATCCGGTGATCTGGTATGCGACCTTCCGGGTGAGCGCCGAATACGCGACGTTTTTGGCGGGCGTTTGCCCTGAGTTGCCGCCGTCGCAGTCGTCAATCTTTGCTTTCTGCACGCGCACCTTTGGCGCTGCTATGCAGTTTAGTAACTTTAATCTGCCCATTGGCCCGCAGTGTCTCGCTTCATTCAACGACTATCTCAATTATCACTTTCCCGCGCTAGTTTCTCAGGTTGAGGCGCTGGATTTTGGCCCGCAAACCTCCCGGCTGGCGATTATGAATGCTGTCACGCAGTTGATCCAACCGGGTCGCGCGCCGTATGTGTGGGGTGAGTAATGGCTACGTATCGCTGCGAAGTCGTCACGCCCTGGAATACGGACACGCCGGGATTTAATTATCAGGGCACAGAACTGGACTATCCTGCTATATGGACTGATGTAACTGAACAGCCAGACGAGAACCTGATCCCTGATCCCAACGCATTTGTGTCACGCGGAGAACGGCTATCCGAAGCGCAAATGACCGCACTTGAAGCGGATACACGCTATGTCGTGCTATGGAGTGAGGAAGAACCCGCGCAAACATTATTGCCACTGAGGCAGGGACAGCCCGCCAGCGCCGCAGAAGTCAAGCCACCAACGGGCAAGCCGAACGCCGCCGAACACGGCAAGCTGGTGTCGGACTTAGCTCGGTTGGGGATTAGCGGGCAACTGGTAGCCGATCTCGCCAGCAGCAAAACGCGCCGCGCCAACGCCGACTTGTTACGCGCGAAACTGAAAGCACTGCCGAAAGCAAAAGACAAAGAGAAAGCATAACGCCCGCTCCGACGGGACTCGTTCACCAGGACGCCCGCGCCGGATCGTCCGTACACTATCGCATATCGTACACTATGAGGAGAACGCCATGTTTGACAACGTAAATATCAGTCCTGAACGGATCGAATTTGTTCTGTCCTATGTCGTGCCCGCTGCTTTTGCGCTGCTCTTTGTGGCGTTGGGAGCATTCGGACTAAAAAAGGCTGTTGCTCAGTTCGTGGGTATCTGGCGCTTGTTCCGCCCACTGACCGATGAACCTACCGATGTTCTGATCATCTCATTGGCCCGCGCGCTAGGCATGACGCCTGAGAAATTGGTTGAAATTCTGAAGGCGTGGAATGACCAGATCGACCCGCCCGCGCCGCCCCAGGAAGTTAATGTCAATATCGGAGGATAACGTGGGCAAGAAGCAACTCAAACAACGCATTGCCGACCTCGAACAGCGGGTAGCGGACCTTGAGGCGGAATTGGCGAGACGACGACGCAATGAAGCGCACTTTGAGTGGAAGGTATCGGGAGGAACAATGGAACAATACTATCTCATATCACAATCAGACGTCGATCTGCTGCAATCCATGACGTATAGTGACGCGCGCTATGTCCTTGACACCGCGTTACATATCACAGATGCCGTGCCCACTGACGCACTAACAGAAGAGGCGGGGCAGACCAAGTCGGAAGCTAATCCCCTGCAATTAGACCAATCGTCATTGAGCGAGTAATATGACGCGCACCATCCGTATCTGTATCACCGTCCTCCTGGTCCCCGCCGTGTTTGTAGCGGGGATCATGTTCGCCGACTATGGCGCGGACGATCTTACCCCTGCGCCTACTACTGCCGTCCCGCCAAGCGAAGTAGAGGTGGAAAGTGGGCAAAGTGTCATCCCCGAACAATGGGGAGAACTCATTTTCGAAGGACGCCGATCCTACGCCAA